CCACTAGCACGACAGAGAGTTGGTGTTGGACAGCCTGCACAGGGTTTAAATTTACTTGCCACGTTTCTTCCCCTTTCTCTTCTTACCGTAACCACATGCCATTTACTTTCTCCTCGACTTAGTGCCAGAACACTTCCAGCGCTTACGTGAAAGCCTTAGTGGTGAATTAGGATTGGCAGCCGCTTTCGGGTGTTTCTTCATCTGACCAGCGGAGCGCGCACAATAGGCATCGCCTTTACTGGTTCCGGGCCGTACTCGCGGCTTGCCATCCTTGGCCTTTCCAGCTTGCCCATACGAGACTTTCTTGCCGGAGGCCGTAACCTTTACCTTCGCCTTACCTTTTCTCGGTGTCGCCATATTATATCACTCCCCGAGGATTCCGCGCGGATATAAAACGTCGTAGCGATTTCGGGTCGGGTAGGTCAATAATCCGCCGCCTGTAATGCGATACATTTCCTGCTCTCTGTTAGGAATGTCTTGAGTCAGATAGTATGGATTAGCTAACCGCTCCTCCATTGTCATATCCTTCCGCGTCTCGGTGTTTCTGGATTCTACCTCTCCACCAAACCGCCTATAAGTTTCTTGTTTGCCTTGATCGCCTCGAAGTCGCTCTTCTTCCAATAAGCCTCTTCTGCGCTTTCTTTCACTAATTGCCGACAAGGCTTCTGTAGTCTCAGGCTTTGAGTCGAAGCGTTTCAACCGCGCCTCTGCATTGCGTATCTGTCGCTGTACGTCAGAGCCAATATCATCAAGTTTTTCTTGAGCATTTTGATAGATAAACCGCTCATCGCCTGTAGTCTGTAACAAGCGAGATATTACTTTACCGGCGCGCTGGGCATAGTCGAGAGATGCTTGACCCCTACGTGGAGGCGGGCCAATCTCACGTCTTATGTCGTCGCTGAACTGATAATAAAAATTGCTGTTGAATAAGTCTTTCGGTCGATTAATGTTCTGCATGCGATACAAAGCCTCGGCAGGGCGTAGCTCACGCAGCTCATCAAGCATCGCATTCCGCTTGTTAAAAATGTCTTGATACCCGTAATCAACAATGTCTTGCAGCTCGCGCTCGTTGATCATTTGTACTATTCGTTGCGCGCTTTCGTCGCTGCCGCCTTTTGCGAACCCTTCTGCCTCTTGGATCATGTGCTGTATTTCATGCAGCATGGTGTCTCGCACGACCTCTGGGTCGCCCGACGCCCTTGGATTAAGAGTCAACTCTTTAGTGCTTGGATCGTAATAACCGCTTACGCGACCCAAAAGACCCGGATCAGTAAGCGCCATGTTGTTTACTGGCGTGTTAGCTAACAATGGATAATTTTCATAAAGCTCTGGGTGATCAAGAATGCTGCCCGCCATGACTTGTATCGGAGCATCCTCGCCGCTCGGGTTTTGACCGAATGGAAATGGGGTTGCCGTAGAGCCTGCATCACTAATCTCAGAGCGCACCATGCCGTCTGCACCCCGAAACATTCCTGTTTCTGCGACGATGTCTCGTGGGCGTGCGCCCTCAGCTTCCATCTCTTGCTGCCGACGCATTTGCGCAAAATCGAAGTTCGTAGCTCTTGGGCCAATAAACATGGCATTAGCCACGTCCCCAATGACTGGCAGTAAACCAACAGCAGCACCAGCGCCAGCAATAGCCGCATCTAATTTATTACCAGAGTCGAGCGCATCTTTAAACTCCGCAACGCCCTTTACATCTCCAGCAACAGGCAAGAAATCAAGCACGCCAGATATTGCCTCCGCAGATCGGTTAGCTCTATATGGATCTGATATGACGCCGGCGTTAAGCAAACCTTGCGCAATACTACGCTCGGCCCTTTCAACAAGGCTTGGGTTGTAAGGCGTAATCGACGGCATGCCTGCCGGAATGTCAGTCCGTAATTTAGGTGGAGCTGTTGTAAGTCGCTCTAACTCTTCTAATAAGCCTGATGCTCGATCTCGCAAAGCCATAAAGCCTCCAGTATGGAAACCCGATTATATCAGACAATGCCTGCAAGATTCCTACGGATAGGCTCACCCCAATCTGAGGTCTTCCTGTATCCAATAGCGAGATAACGGAATGCGTCCGCACAGTGTGATGTCCAGTCGTGTAAAGGCCGTTCATTCCAGACCATCATCGTCTCGTTGTATTGCCGGCGATACTGCCTAAGACAATCGATGCCCTTCTCGCACTTATCCTTGTCAAAGTAACATAGATCAAGCATAGATCTGACCGCTTGGATGCCATCGTCTACGTTAAGCTGAGGGGCGATCTGTACCGGCCTGACACCTAAGTTATCTAGAACCTCTAGCCTTGACCGGCCACTACCCAGCTCTCTGACCCTCACATCGTGAGGCAGAATGTGCTGCTCGTAGATATAACCCTTCTCTTGGAGTATCCGGGCATAATGATCCAGCCCAACCCCGGCGTTCTCGTAGTAATCAATCAGCCTCACTTCAGGCCCGACAAACTGAGCAAACCAAATAGCCGTAGAATCGCCTACACCTAAGTCCCATGCCGTCACCACACCCACTGAGCGCTCGTATGGCACACGATCTATCCTGTTCTCGTGTAAGGCGTTAGCCATTTCCTGCGTGTAATACGCGCCCTCTGAGAAGATTCTGAAGTCACCTTCCCATATATGGTCGTAAACATCCGGGCGTTTCTTAAGATCTTCCTGGCGCTCCTGTTCCAATACATCAGGAAACCACGGGTTATCCCGCCAGTTCATCTCCACGATCTTGCATTGCTCTGGCTCAGTGACCCGAAATCGCGCATGCGTAGCGGAGTGCTTGTTCTCAGGGTTCCACGTTACCCATATCTCAGAGTCGTCCTCTCGCACTGTAGGGATGAGCTTCTGCCAAGCTGTCTCAGTAACAGTCTCTGCCTCGTCTACCCAGCACAGAAGTATTCTTGCCTTAGACTTAATGCTATCGAGGTTTCTTCTCAGGCCCGCAAAGACGTAAGTGATACGCCCATCCTTAGATCGAATGTATCGCTCGCCTATCTCGTAATACTCCATAAGACAGGGAACAGAGCGTATAGCTGACTTCACCTCCTCCATAGAGGATTCATCGAGAGAGTTTAAGTGTTCACGAGCGCACAGTATCTGGCCCTGCTTTCCTGCTACGCCCCAACGCATGCCCCATACAGCAGTCATTAGAGCAAATGAGCGAGTCTTAGCGCTTCCCCGGCCACCGTATGAGCAACGGTATCTAGCTTCCCCAGTAAACAGGTCGGCTAGTTTAGGCGGTAGTTCAATCGAGACCTTTTGCGACAAGTTCAATCACCATTGGTGGAGTCATGGAACCATCGCTACTTGTTAGATCAGCATCCACTTGCTTGAGGTCAGGTAGCGTCTTAGCGAGCATTTTGAGCCTTAGTTCAGCCTGTGTTTTCTTCTGCTGTACCTTAGCTGCAAAGTGTTCATCCTCTTTAGGGTCAAGCTCTCCGATTTCATCAATCAAATCAAAGATGTATTCTGCCTTACCCCTGATGCTTAATGCGCGCCTGTTCTCTTCATCTTTAACAGCGCGTATCTTGTGTCGTCTAGTAGCTGCCACTCTCAAAATCCTCTTCTGGGTGCGGTATTGAGTCGGCCCAGTACAGCCCCATGCTGTGTCCTGCCCGTATCTCACCGTCCATGATGTCATTATAAGTCAGAGGCCAAGATTCCACGGTCATGTCATCGAATGCGACAAGCACCGTTCTCTCGTTCTTAGGCATGTTGCCCGGTCGTACCGGATACCACTGGATACCAACCACTTGCAGCATACATTCATCTCACTGCTAATGACTTCCCGATTTTAAGGATTATCCACAGACTTCTCAACAGGCTTTGGATTAGCTGTGAATATTGACCCACCATAGGTCTCATAATTTCTAAGGTATCTACGCATAGTGTCGTAGTGAACACCGTAGATAGTAGATAGCGACCAAGTGTCTACTCCCTGATCGCGTAACTTGATGGCTTCCCCCAATTGAGCCTCAGTTAGCTTCAAGTATCGCTCTCCCTATTAATTCTGGTATTGGTGGCACTACGGCATTGCCTAAGCATTTAAGTCTGTGTGACCGATTGGGAATCCCATTAGCCACTCTACCCACGTCGGGTTCAACGTCCCAGCTTGCCTCGTTTCCTTCACAGCGGTTGATAAGCCAATCTGTTTGCCTATCTTTATGCGCCTTTGTATTGAAGGATCTTCCATGCATCCCCTGTCTCGATTGTCCGATGCATTGGGTGTCGGCCACATCTTCACTTGGTCTGATAGTCTGATCTGTATCGCACTGCCGCTCTGTCTGTGCGTCTTGCCCTCTAGTAGCGCTTTCGGTGTCCCACCGGCGCCCGTGTCGGGAGTTCTCCAATAAAACTTCTCTTGGGTAGCAGATAATCCAGACCCTATCTCTGTGATGGTGCGCGCCAAGTTCGGAAGCTGGTATACAGTGCCACTCCGCATCATACCCGAGCGAGGAAATGTCCCAGAGTACTCGCTTAAACCAATCTCCCCGTTCTCCATTAAGCAGGTTTGTGACGTTTTCAAAGATGGCGTATCTAGGTCGAAGCTCCCCAATAAGACGGGCGCACTCTGACCATAAGCCGCTTCGCGTTCCGTCTTGTATTCCTGCTCGGTTTCCTGAAACG